GGCCTTGGCTACTGCCATTGCTGGTGCTCAATCGGCAGTAGACAGTTTTGTTCTTTCCGATTACCTTGTTGCGGCGGCAGACCTTCCAGCTGTTGCCGATGAAGCTAATATGGTTGTAGAATCTCTATTCTATGTCAGCGGCATGAACCCGCGTCTTTTCTTAGGAACATATGCAGGTGATGCGGTTGATTTTGTTGCTCACGACACAGCGAACAACATGTATGAAAACAACGCATATGTAACGGACGAAGTTTACCTTGACATGAATGATGTTGACTCAGTAGAACACCCCGCTGCCGGTGCTACATACATCAAATTAGGAGGGGTTATGGCGGCGATGAAAGGTCTCCTTACCGCGGTTCTTACCATCGATCCCGTTAAAAAATCTCTTCACAAGATGTCTTACACCGTTGACTTTGATGTGGATGCGGGTATTAACGTACAAGTCGAAGACTATGTTCCCGACCTTATCCTCCGCGGTAATAATTTAATTCTTGGAACCGATGTCGCAGTTAAAATCAGTGATGATACCGCGGACAATGTATCCCCCGAGATTTCTCAAGTTCGTTTCCTTTTAGCGAATCAGGTAATTGATGGTGAAGTCACAAAGGTGGGTGGCGATTCCAGTGGTAACCTTACGACGGGTGCTGCTAGTGCGTTTGATTGGGCAGTTACGGGTATGTCATCAAACACTCTCCTCAAGGGGCTTTTTGGTGAACTTCTCGCCGAATCTCCTATCGTCTCGGCTTTCCGCGATAGCAATGAAAATAATATTGTTGCCGAAGATCTCTTTGAACTCGTTGTCAAACGCCCTGCTAAAATTACTACTACTACAAGCTTTTCGCTTCCAGGTGCGAACAACGTCCAATCTGACTACACAACGGAATATACTGCAGATGATCCTGCTTCTTGGCTTGACAAGTACTTTGAATACGAACATAATCAACTCATGACAGAGCTCAGTGAATCATTTCAAAATATTTGGTCAAACACCGACAACATTGACTGGTATATGACACTTTTCAATATTAAAGAAAGCCGCAGCCTCTTTGACAACGGAGATGTTTTCCGCGTTCCCGTAGATTTAACACTTCGTTACGAACTCATTGACAATTCACGAAATGTAGATACCCTTGATTCCAACGAAAACACAACTATATCTGGCTCATCCCTTTCACCATGTGATATTAAAATCACAAACCTCATTGCCGGAGATGTCCCTGTAATTGAACGCACTTTCCGATTAGAATACCACTTTAATGTACAAAATACATCTGGAACCCTTACAGTTTAACTTTTTAATTCTCCAATAAAATAAAACTCACTTTAAGTGAATAAAACGTACACTAAAGTATAATGAGTTCTGGATTCAACGATGTTGAAAATACCACACTCTCAAAGATAAAAGTCGAGTCTAATCTGAGCGTTGGTCAAACAGACATCATTGAGTCATTAATCAATGGAATTTCTTATGCGAATGCGAATGTTGATACGTTTGATATCACGAATGCACTTATTACAGCTGCTGATATGGACAATATATCTGTGGATCATACCGTAAATGATTTAGTAGTTGAAAATAATCTACGTGTAACCGGTGTCGGCGTTACATCATTTTTGGATACAAATACAAATGGACAGGTATATGATACTTCAGTGAGTCACGACCCATCGACTGGAAATTTTCAAGGCTCGCTATATGTATCGAGTGAGGTCTATATAAACATGGATATTATTGATACAAACTATTCGGGAAATTATGTTCGACTTTCCATTGTATTGTTTGCAATAAAAGGTGTACTTGAATCTATACTTGGTGTATCTACGGTTAAAAAATCATTACATAGACTTTCTTATACAGTCGATTTTGAGTTGGATGCTGGTATCCGTATAGAAGTAGAAGACTTTGTACCAGACATTACCATTTCTGGACCAGCCCTTATATTGGATACCGATGTTTCAGTTCTTATAAGTGATAATACCAATGATAAGATTACACCATTTATATCAAGATCCAACTTCCAAGTTTCTAGTGATTCCGTTGTCGTTGAAAAAAATAGCGACCAAGTAAGTGGATATAATTGGCTTGTTGAAGACTCAAATGGAATATCTACGAATACACTTATTAAAGGTCTTTTCGGTGAGCTTTTAGCAGAATCACCCTTTATTGTAACAACACGTGACCAAAATAATAATGATATTGTATCAAATGCAAGTATTCAACTAAACGTATTCGAGCCAGAACGACACTCTGAAAATTTTGGGAATACCCTTTGGACAGAAATCTACTATAAGCTCGAACACGAAGCAATGATGGAAGAACTTAGTAGTTCTTTTTTAAATGTATGGGGGGACTCAGATAATCTAGACTGGTACGTATATTTCTTTAATGCTAAGCGAACTGGGACACTTTTCCATGATGGGGATATCTTTCAAGTTCCTATTGATATAACTATGCAATTTCAGCTAAAAACACTTGGGGTACTTGATAATCTTAATGGAAATGAAAAGCTGACGCCCATGTCCTTCCAATCAAATTCTGTAAATACAGCTGAAATTCCGAAAATGCAAAAGACATTTCGTCTTCTTTATAAATTTAATGTACAGCAATCACCTAACTCTATTTTAGCAAGTGGTAATTTTTCAACAAGTGGCATTCGTGTTGATGAAGTTATTTATGCACAAGTTTATTATCAAATGCCAAATGGACTTTTTGCTCTCATACCATCTACTTCTCAACCAACAACAAGTGCCATTGCGATATGTACATATAGCATAACTATGCAACTTCCTTCGTCGGAAACCAATGCAAGCACTACACTCGAATTTTTTGAGCAGTTTTATCAAAACCCATCAGATCTTTATACACTTGTGGAACTCCAGTCGCAAACACACGTTCTTATAGAACAGGACTTGGTTCTTTCAAACCAAGTTATTGATTTAACTTACTATTTTTCTTATCTTCTCACAACAAACTTCACAGAAACATACGTCAAAGCCGCCGATAATAACTATAAATTAGTAGCATCTACAACAAACACAACAGATGCCGAAGTATCGACTTCTTTGGCTGTATTTGATGACCGCTTATTCCATTATAATTCGCAAAATGTACTTGAAGAAATATCCTATGTAACCGGTGATGTCCTTGCATCTAATATTGATATGAACTCTGCCGTTGTTTTTACTGAACCTACTGCTATTAACATACCCGTTTAAATAATATAGTATGATGAACAGTATGATGAACAAAAGCCTAGATGAGATCATTCTGATTAGGAAATGGCATTATTCTACAAAAGAATATAGCCTTGTATTTTATTTTGATTCTACCGAATATGACGGATATAGGCTCGTCCTTGAGTTGGAAAATAAAAATACTAGGTATGTTAAACTTAAAAGAAACAAAAATAAATTTGAAAGCCTTGAAGTTGAAATGGACGAAGACATTGAAATTCTAGGAGGTCCAGTTTATTCTTATAAGGTTCTCTTGAAGTTTAATAAAAACGGAGATATTTCACCTGTGTCTACAATGTATATCCGGAGAAAACAAAATGATACAAAGATGATCGCACTTAGTCTAGATAGTATAAATAGTATAATCAGTGTAGATATTCCAGAGAGCATAGAGAGTATAGAGAGCATAGAGAGTCTAAAAAATCCTGAGAATCCTGAGAATCCTGAGAATCCCGAGAATCCTGAGAATCCTGAGAATCCTGAGAATCCTGAGAATCCTGAGAATCCTGAGAATCCTGAGAATCCTGAGAGTCCCGAAGCTAAATAAGCTCTTCTTGATACTATTATCTAATGGCTATAGAAACAAGTACAAAGACAACGAAGACCACAAAGACACTTTTTGGAGGTTCACATTTACACCATATGACATCACCAGATGATATTGTGAAACTACTGGACCATTTTAAGCAAGTTACAGGACGTCTATTGCCGGAAAAATTAGAGCTGAATACAAAACTTGCGGCACATAATTTTCAGCTTGTATCTCAAGACAAATATTATCTACTTGCCATGCCCGAAGTCCGATATGATACAGAATATGTCATGTTTTTTACCTTATTTGATGGGAAAAACTATTGTTTTCTGATTGGAAAACATGTAGGACCTGGGTTTGAGACACCAAAATGTCTTATACTTGATACAGATTGCGATGAAGCGTGTTATGATAATACTGTTATAGATGTATCTAGAGTCTTTGTAACTAAGGGTCGTTTTCTCCTATTGATGAAAGATATAAGTTATTTCAAAGGGAGCCGAATAAAGACGCGTAGCTTCCTTGAAAAAATTAAGATCATGGGAGATTTTATGAGAGATTCATATGTAGAAGACTTGCAAAAGCAACCTTTTCGTCTTCAGATTATGAGACCATATGTAGATATGAAAGAGTTTCGGGATAGACTATACAAGTATCCGTATAAGATTGAGTCGATAATATTTTTACCACATGCTCAAGGGAAAGATACTCTAGAGTATAAGTTTGACCCAAGATGATGATCCCGAGATAAAAAATGAAGTGATTTTGTCAGATTAACCATAAGACACATACAATGGCTTCGTATTCATGCAAGATTATGCTTCCTTCTGAACTCAATGTTGATGAGCTTACCTTTGCTGAGCCTAAGAAATTTGGTGATGCAGGTGGTAAAATCATTTACATCAATTTCAATCGTAGTAAGTTTTCCATTTGTGCACCTAAGATGCGAACTCCCTTTGGTCTTCAAAAGTATGAAGAGCCGGGAAAGCCTCCAAAATATACACTTGATCTATCATTTGGAGACTATAAAAATAATCCGGCACTCAAAGCCTTTTATGATTCAATGAAGGCTTTTGATGAAAAAGTGATTAAGATGGCTCAAGACAATTCTCTTAACTGGTTCAAAAAGAAATCACTGTCAGATAATCTTGCTCGCGAGCTTTATTCCTCTTCAATCAAGTTCTCAAAGGATAAGGAGACGGGTGAGCCCAATGAAGCGTACCCACCTACTTTTAAGACAAAGCTAAATTATCGTGATGGGTCTTTCCAGTGTGAAGTATTTGACAAGGAAAAGAATCGCGTAGAGACTCCCCTAGAAGACAGTATTCCCAAGGGACAAGAACTTGCTACGATTATCGAAAGTAATGGTATTTGGATTGCAGGTGGTAAGTTTGGTACGTCCTGGCGAGTAAGTCAAATGAAGATTGGAAAACCCGGTCTTGATACAAAGGCTTACGCATTCCGAGACGATGCAGAAGACCTTCCTCTCTAAATATTACCTAAATATTATCTAAATTTATCAATTTTTTTTGCTTATTTCCCATCATACTTCCATGGACCTTAGAAATTCGCGTTTAAGGAACACCATATAGAGTGTATGAAATCGTCTACACTACTTTTATCCAAATTAGCTGGTATATAAATATAACAAACGGATAAGTCTTCTTCATATATTTTTATGAACTTATCAGAGCCCTTTTCTCCAACAACCATAAGTGAGGAATTCGGTTTTTTTACAAAACGATTTTTCAATTCTAGTATAACACTCCTTTTTTTAGAGTATCTTCTCCATAAATGTCGTGGTAAGAGATATTCTTTTATGTCATAGTTCCACAAGTCTTCTAGTATATTCATTGAAATAATTCAATAAAATTTATTTACATTAGATTTTTTTACTTGGATTCTTATTTGGTGTAATTCAAAAGATAGAAATATATTTAATCATATGGTTTCTTTATGAAATATATTAGTTTTGGGAAACAATGTAGTGTTGCGAATGCCCTAAAAGATAATCGTATTAGAACAGAGAGTTACCCATGGGACTGGATGTATATTGGTCATTTTGATGATATGATTACTATGTTAGAAACACGAAATCGTGTACTCTTTGATCGCGATAATTGGATACAGTCCGAGGATGAACCCACTAAATACATTAATGTCAAACTTATCAATACATCTTCGCGTCACTTCTTTGATGAAACCATGAGTAATTTCGATCAAGTCGTAGAAAAACTTAAACACCGCACAGATCGTTTTTTTCAGTTACTTTCATCATCGTCACATCTTATTCTCCTTAGAGACGAACAATGGTACAAAATTGATCCCAAGCTATATAACAAATCACTTTTAAGATTAAAAGAATTTATGAAAAATTTTAAGAGTTCCTGGGAGTTACGTATTATTATTGACTCGTGTAATACAGAAAATATCGGAAACATGGAAAATATACGCGTTATCTATGTTCATTCCAATGAAGAAACCGATTGGAAGCGTGATGTTGTGCCTTGGAAGTATGTATTTTTTGGATTCTAAAAAAAGAAAACAACACCAGCAAGTATAGCATTTTGTATCTCAAAAAATATATTAGTACCTGCGTTTGGGTGGCACGCGTACAATGCACTCGATATACATAAACCTGTCAGACTTATCATCTTTGTATTTAATTTTCCATATTCTGTAGCAAATGTCTGTACACCCTCTTCTTTATCTTCTTTTATATCTTTTATATCAGCAACGTTACTCGTGCTTGCCAAACTAAGTGCACACGGAACATAACATAGAGGGTCTTTTAAAATATCAAACGAATTATCGTGCATTACACATGGAATAATAACCGATGCAGATGCCCACATCGTTCCGATAAACAAAGGCTTATATATACCTAAAAAAGACTTAATATCCTTATAAATAAAAGATAGAAGTAGTGGTAGAGAGAATACATAATTTTCTTGCGATTTGTACAGTTCGTGATTCAAGTAAAGAAACGAAGATATAAGTGCCAATACGTATATTTCCCGTATTTTATTAATACTATCATATGTTACTTGTTTTGATTCAGAGGTTGTTTTGATATCATATGATGTTGCGTCACGAAGTCTATCATACCCATATGCTAAAAAGGCAAGAAGGAAAGATATACTAATATCAGTTGGTGTTAGTATATTTTTATTGTAATGAAGTGTCGTGAATACTTCTTCGTATATAACCAATGGAACTCCAGTACCAAGTGCTGGTCCCAGGGCTGATCCAAATGTCGGTCCCAGTGTTTTTATTTTTTCCTTTAAAATGGGTATTATCATTACAATTGACCTTTTAATAAATATTATAATAAATGATTATAAAAGTGCATTTACAAGACGATAATAACTCTCAAGTATATGAGACCCCATATTATCTCCCATCTGAGCTATTTTAATTGATTCGAGAACAATTTTTTTCTTGAGATCATCAGGAATTTTATCGTTTTCCAAGACAAAACTTATCATCTCGGCATTATGTTTGAGTACATGATGTCCAACCGAATCAACTTGACTTAAATAAGCGGAGGTTGAATGAACTATATCGTGTGCTAAAGTTGGAGGTATTCCATGTATGAGACCAAATGATGGTATGAATAATAAAGACAGTAATAGTCCCTTAATATTCATATTACTTCATGATTTAAAAGA